GGTAAACGATCAAGAGTAATTTGCACTGCTTGATCATCCTCATTAGAAACGATACCTTCATTGATTATATCTTCGATTGCAGTATCGCACTCAGGTTGTTGAGCTATATCACGATACCGCCGAATTAAATCTAAATCGGTTTTCTCTCTACCATCAGTGTCTAAAATTTGTCCAAAAAAACCACCGCCAGCAATATCAAGTGTGCCGTCGTCAGCAGTGGGGGTAGTGAATGATGGTACACTACCCTCTGCTTTTTTTGGTCTTTCTATACGGAAACCGAAAAGTTCAGCCATTATATATTTTCTCCTACGTTCTATTTAGTAGGTAAATTAGAACGATACTCCAGAAGGTTCAAAGTGCTGATATCTCCAAGTAACTTCAAAGGTTTCAATTTCTGTTGCCTCAGCATTTGTTAGTTCAATAGCACCAACTGTCAATGGATAAGCTGCTCTAAATATATAACTTTTGAGAACAGTTTCATCACGATCTAACTGTTCTACAGTCAAATCGGTTTGATAATCAGCTGGATTAATTACACCAGTATTATTTGCATAATCATTGATACCATTCTGCCACCTTTCCATTGCATTTCTTATCATGAAATCAGTATCATTCATAAAGGTAGTAGTCCAAGCTTCAGGAGCTGGACGATCACCAGATATATAAATGTTTCTTCCACGAAAAGGAACAGCAATTTCACCCAATGTCGAAGCAGGCAAATTAGAAGCAGTAACTAGAAATGAAGTTCTACGAACATCAAGTCCAATTGCAATGCCAGGTGGTGGAGTAACCGTTACTCTGTATTGGTTGGCTCTTGCACCACCACCGATTAAGTTAGCTTTAAAGTCATCTATATTAGCCATGATTAACCTCCTACCTCGCTAAAGGCAACCCCAGTTCGAGTTGCGATAAAGTTTAGGGTAATAAAGTTAATAGCACGAGCTGGTTTAATGTATATGTCACCAATAAACTCGTTACGATCAATAACTTCACCTGTATTGTTTGTTGCATCAGCGACTACCTTAAAGTCAGTGATACCACGGCGACCTTGAACATCTCGTAAGAAAGGTTCTACTAAGTTACGGAATTGAGCTCTTGTAAATTCATCGTTGAACTCAAAGAGTTGATACTTAGAAGCAGTTGCGATTGCTTTTTCAAGAACCAAGAACAACCTACGTACGTTAATACGATCAAATGCACTTGGTTTTGCAAGAGCAGTCTTGTCACCAAACAGAACCACACCTTGGCCTGGAAAGTTGACAACAGGATTAATTCTATGACGATATAACTGATCTCTTTCTCCTTGTTTTGGATTATAAGATAGTTTAATTGCTCCACGAACATTTCCACGATTGTAACCAGCAGGAGAGAACCAAGGATCAGCAACACCATCGGTGTATGCACAAAGACCAGCAGTATCTCCATTCATTGGAACGTGACGATAAACATCAGCATATTTGTCGTACATATATTTGTAACAACTATCAAACACTATGTAAGAAGATGAAGGACATAATTGAAACGCATCAACGACATTATCTGTTTGTGTAGTTGAGTTTGAAACACCAACCGTTGCTCCACGATATGGAGAAACAAATCCTACACAATCCTTACGACCTTCTACAAGAGAAGTAATCATTGTAACATGAGTATCTTGTCCAGCAGCTGAATCTGTAACACCACTACTTGGCCCACCAAGAACTAAATTAACATCTACATTTTCTGTATCATTATACAGATCATATGCAAGTTCTAATTCACCAGCAGTAACATCATAATCATCCGTACCTCCTGCTAAAGAAACAGTGGTAATAGGAATAACTGATGTATAAGCAGATGCTGTATCTGTTCCCCAGTTCGTACCAGCAGCAATATGATCACCCCATAAAATATATTCAGATTGCCTAAATATAACTGATGGATAATAGATACTATCTCCTTGTGGAGATTTAGCAGATGGGTTTTTTGATAGATTAGCATATGTTTCTATAACAGAATTGCCTCTTTGACCAGCTGAATTTACACCAAAACCAGTAATATCTCCATCTTCATCAAAAATTACAATATGTAATTCATCTCCAGTACCTTTGGCATTTGATAAATTGTAATCTGATTGGCCAGGAGCAGTATCAAATAAATCATAAAATCTCCAACGTCTTGTGATTAAAGCATTATCAGGGATAATAGTTTGTAATCCACCTTCATTTGCATCATCCTTCAAACGAATACTTAATACTTCACCACTAATACCAGTGACTTCGTATTGAGTATCTCCAGCTTCTACAGCTGAATACGGTGAAAACGCTAAAGCAACATTATCTGCAACTGTAATAGGTTTATTAAGAACAAACACTGTTGATGAAGTAACTGTTTTAACTGTAACTATCTCAGTAATACCAGCACCGATAACACGATGACCTACTGCAACCGTACCCGAACCACCATCAACTGTAAGGTTAATAGAACTAGTAATAGCACCAGCAACCACGCCTGTGACAACGGAAGCTTCATGAAACTTGATAAAGTCTCCAACTTGGAAAGCAAACCCTGATACATCAGCATCATCAACCGTAATCGTTGTGTCGCCAACTGCACCAGCACCATTAACTAGGTTGTTTGTACCCAAGTCTTGCTCGTATGCTTGTGCAGAAGGACAAACCTCAATACCTATTGAGTTACCTAAAGTACCAGCAAAACGTGCATACCAATCATTAGTGGTTACTGTACCAGCACCAGTTTCAGCAAAATAATCTGAAAGATATTCATCATCATCTTTTATCAATAGACCAGTACCGGCTTCTGAAGCATTTAAGATTGCAGATGCTGCACGAACTACCTTTAGTGTGTTACTATATTTTAGAAAATTAGAAGCAGTAAACCACCATTCAAAATTACTTGCATTGGGTTTACCGAAATTATTGAGGAGATCAGCTTCAGATGTGATTGTAACTATTGAAGACACAGGGCCCTTTTCAAACGGGCCTGCTATTGCACCAATTGTGGTATCAACTGATGGAACGACATTAGTTAAATCAATCTCTTTGACATGAACGCCAGGAGAAACTAGAAAAGACATAAATTGTACTCCTTATCTTTAAGAGTTGGTTTTTGTTTTGTACAGATATTTATAATAAAAGAAACTTACAAAACCTATTTTTATAAGTGTTATAACATATAAATATTAACATGGTAAATGCTCATTATGAAAAGTATAAAGACACGATTAAAAAGGTAGCTCGTAGAAACTATCGTAAGAGAATCATCCTATTAAATGATAATCTAGCAGAAAAATCTTGCAAACATTGTGGTGAGAGCGAAACTGTGTGTTTAAAATACTATCCACACGATTCAGAAATACGAAAAATTACAAAGAGAGTTGGTACTAATCCTAAGAGTAGAAAAGAAATATTCTCTCTTATTGATGAAAGTATCATATTATGTACTAATTGTTGGATTAAAGTTGATAATGATTTATTAGAATTTATCTAATATTACCAATCTGAACCATAATCTCTCACAACTGCAGCCCACTTTGTACCATACTCATCTACCATATTTCCTATATTCTCATCCTCTAAACCATTAACTACGAAACCAAATGGTGCCATATCCTGTTCTAATGCATTTTGTTGCTCTTGCATCATAGTCATACGCACATCACTATCAGTTAATTCTTTAAAATATTGTTGATCTGTCACCCAAGCAAATATAAACAAACACGCAACCAGATCATCATTGCACCCATCATCAGCTTCATAAGAAGAACCCTTTACAATAAATGTGGATAGTTCTCTAATAATATCTAAATCTTCTACAATAAGTTTATTATCTTCAATTAATTGTTTAAGATTAGAACATCCTATTTTCTTAACTGCTTTGGTTGTCCTTACACCTAGTTGTGCTTTACCCCCACTGAAACCTCCTCCAAGCACCTGTCCTGACCTTCCTCGCATCGATGCCATGATTAAGTTATCATACTCTAAATCAAACTGCATAGTGTTGGCAACCTGTTCACCAATATCATTTACCTCTATAAGAACAAATGCTTGGTTATATGCACGAGCAACATCATAAATCTTCGCTGGGAATAGAAGGGGCTTTACTTCGTTGTCTCTATATTTTGCAACCACTCTGTATGGCATTTGTGATACATCAACCACAATAAATGCAGAATAATCATTCTGAGTTCCTCTAGCAACGTCAGCAGTAATAACATAAGTATGTCCTTCTTGTGGTACAATATGTACATCAAGGCCTGCATTTGATTGTATAGGTTCTCTGTAAGGTAATACTTTAAGTTTCTGTGAAGATATAAGAGTATTAATAGAACCAAGAAACTCACACTCAAACTCTGTTTGAAATTGTTGTAATGAGGTATTCTTAATAGTTTCCTTTTTCCATTCCTCATCACGGCCTGGAATCTCACTCCAATGCACCTCAATAGGTACATAGGTATTTCTTCCTTCTTCTGCATCTACCCACAATTTATAGAACATATTCATACCATGTGGTGTAGAAACAATCATCACTTTAGTAGTTTTACCAGATGATATAGTAGGATAAACAGAACTAAAGAATTGTTCAGCTACATTACTAGGAACGTAAGCAAACTCATCAAGGAATATAATATTATAAGAACCGCCACGAACCGCACTAGCAGAAGTAGAAGACGCAAGAATCTTCGAACCATTTTCAAGTTCCAAACTCCCTTTGTTCCATGACATTACTCCCTGTTGTAACCATTTCGGTAGATGTTCATAAGCAAGTTGTAATCTTCCTAATAAATCTCTTGCAGTTGCAGCCTTGTTCGCAAGGATAGCAACATTAACTGAATCATTAAATAAAACATAGTGTAGTAAGTAAGAAATGATAGTAGTCGATTTACCAGACTGTCTTGGTAGTTTACATATAGTAAAACGATTACTGTGGAACGTGCCTACCATTTCCTTTTGGAAATCATATAGATCAAAAGGAACAAGTCCCTCATCAAGAGAGACAATTTTTATATAGTTTCTGATAAAGTAAATAGGGTCTTTCATACATAATGAAAATTCCTCTACCTGTTCCTTTGTCCATTCTTGTTGGACATTTGCCTTTTTTAAATTCGGATTAGCATTATAACTATCTTGTCTATCCATTCTTGAAGCTTCCTGCTTTCCAATCAAACTTTGGATTTTTTATTCTATTATATACTGTTGGCATAGTACATCCAAAAGTCTCCATAACAATATCTAATCCCAAATATTCTTTTCCCTCTATAATATATGTTTTCTTTTGCCAAGGTCTATCTTTCATTTTAGACCAATATTCTTTGTTAGACTTAGACATTCTTTTTTTAGATTCTTCTGTGTGGTAAGAACCTGTCCAAGCCTCATTTCCTTTTAGACCATTTTCTAAAGTAGCCTCTAATCTTCTTCCAGTTTTTTTTCCACTATTAGCCATACTCTGTGCCTGTTTAGTTGCTTCTGCGAAACTTAAAGAACCACTTAAAGTCTTCCATGCAATTTTATCTTGCCATCTACCATGTTCTTCATATAACTTACGATGAGCTTCAGCGTGTTCTGGTATAGTTAATTCTATAAGGTTTGATGGGTCATCTGTTCCACCAATATGTTTTGGAATAATATGATGTTTATGTGTAATCATACTATTATTTATAAGTTTGGGTTTCCTAACGGATTAACTACCCTTTATCATTTTCTGAAGTTCTGCTGTACTTCCAACAAACAATGCGTTAGTAACATTCTTG